GTAGTCTCAGTTGGGGCGGTTGATTTAACGCCTTCGCTATTTACAAACAGCAATACGTTTTATAGTGCAACAGTAGCAACAGGCTCAGTTGATTTAACCCCAAGTTTGTTCAGTAACAGCAATACTTTCTACACGCAAGTAGTATCAGTTGGGGCGCAAAACCTAACGCCTTCCCTGTTTACGAACAGCAATAGTTTTTATACGCAATCGGTTACAGTTGGCTCGGTTGATTTAACGCCTTCGCTATTCTCTAACAGCAACACCTTTTATACTCAGGCGGTTAGCACAGGGTCGGTAGCGCTAACACCTAACCTGTTTAGTAACAGCAACACCTTTTATGCCCATATAATCAGTAATGGTGGGGTGGTTTTACAGCCTTCTCTTTTTACTAACACAAATAGCTTTTATACCCATGCTATTACGGTTGGCTCGGTTGATTTAACCCCGTCGTTATTTACCAATAGTAATACGTTTTATACCCATGCTATTACGGTAGGGGCGCAAGACCTAGCCCCGTCATTATTTACCAATAGTAATACTTTCTACACCCAGACGATAGGGGTAGGTGCAGTTAACCTGACTCCAAGCCTGTTTACAAATAGCAGCACATTCTTTACTCATATAATAACAGGCGATGTAGTACTCCCTAATTTTAACGTTGTTCCTAGTAGTAGCGGTGGAGCTAGCGGCCCATGGGGGGTTAAGAGGAAACGTAAGCGTGTACGCAGGAAGATAGTCTGGGTTACCCCCGGGGAAGAAGAGGCCGAGATTCTTACGGAGACAGAGGTACGTATTCCAGCGATGTTGGGTAGGGGTGTTGATGATCCTTATGTAGACGTGATACTTGGGGAACACGTTGTAGTTACGAACCAACTACGTAGGGAAATGGCGGCTATCGGGCCTTTAATAAACCAAGCTATACTTGTGCGCACCACCGCAGCGAATACAGTAGTAGAGATATATGATGAAGATGAAGAGGACATCGCAGCTATATTAGAGCTTTTGTAACGTAACTATTTGACATTTTTAAAATAATAGGTATTATGAGCTAAGTAACACTAACTAAGAGGAGACGGTTATGTCACGGTACGAGCAACTCAGTGTGGGGGAACTCACTACTACAAGAGAGTCGATTGTAACATTCGGCGTAGGAACTAAAGAGGGCGTAACGTCAGCCGTCAAGAATGCCTATAAAGTTACAGAACGCGGTACTGACGTCGTTCACAAGACAGTCTTTACTTTCACCGACACACCTTTAACTGTAGCAGACACCGGAACGGGCGTGGGGGTTAAGATTTATACCTTCCCTGTAGGTAGAATACTTCCGTTAGGCGGGGCTGGCTCACTAGCCATTACCACGACCAGTGCGTTGGCTAGTACCTTGAATGCCAGCTCTACTATGGCATGGGGTGTCGGATCAGTGACACAGGCTGCGGGTACCACTTTAGCATCGACTGAACAGGACTTTATCCAAACCACAGCGATAACTTCGAGTGCTACGATTGACGTAGCAGGTGCCGCTGCTGCGGGTGTAGGTCTTGCAGTCGTAACGCCGTTCGCTGGTGTTTCTACGGCGACAGCGTTATTTCTTAATTTCGCAGTAGCCACAGCCACTGACATTGACGCTGACGCGACTATAACAGTGACAGGCTCATTTAATATTTATTGGAGTAACTTGGTTTAATGGCTAGACCGACTGAAGCGGAACTAGATATGTTCCGGCGGGTAGCGGTCCAACAACCACAATTTTATGAATATTGTATTAAGCAGAGAGATTCCCATAGAGCTTCCCTGGAACAGGTGGATAGTGAAATCCTCCGAGGCCAGGCGCAGCTCTATAGTGAATTTATTAAGTATCTTAAACCACCCCCTACGCGGTGAACCGACGAGGTGACAAATGGGACTACCAGCACAACTACAGAAGCAGGTCGAAGAAACAGAAGCTCACTATAAGCAACTAGAGGGTGAAGAATCCGAAGACGGGTCAGAAGAATCAGGTGAAAACCTAGGGTCTAATGCAGCGTCAGACGATGCACATCCAACTACTACCTTTACCGAGCCTACTGAAAATAGTACCCACGCTGAAGGCGATGTGACCGAAATACGCCCTACTGATGCTAGTAGTGGTCAGCAAGTGCAGCAACCAGTAAGTAAGCTAGAAGAGGACCTCAGGGTTATGCAGCAACGTAACAGTACGTTGCAAGGTATGTATAATTCTACTATTGCTCAATTCCGTGACGCCACGGGGCAGATTGAGCAGTTAAGACAAGCTCTTGTAACTCTGCAGCAGACACCTAATACGTCGCAACAGGGGGGAAATACCCGTCCTGGACCGGCCCTGGGGGTCACAGAGGAAGAGATTGAAGAATACTCCAAACCTTACTTTGAAATGATGGATAGGTATGTAGGGGCTAAATTAGCTCCGATAGTTAACCAGCTTGATAGTATGCGACAAGTACCAGATGCGGTGGGGCAGATGCACTACCAGCTTCAAAATGTCGTATCAGCGCAATCGCAGAACGCCGAAGATAGGTTTTTCGACGGACTGTCAAAGACGCATCCTGATTGGGAACAAATAAACACCTCTCCTGCATTTACGCGCTGGCTGTCGCAAGTTGAACCATTATCTGGATTATCAAGGAAAGCGTTTTTGGATGATGCTCGTGAACGACTTGACTTAAATTTGGTGCGGAATACGTTTTCTGAATTTAAGACTACATCGGGTGTTACTGGACAAGTTGCAACTAACAAGTCACAAAAGGACGGACATCTGCAAAAACAAGCAGTTGTGGCTCCTAGAAGAGGACAGTCTAGTATTCCAGCAGACTCACAGAGGAAAACCTTTACTAAGGCAGACTTAGATAAACTGTATACAGACCAACTCCACGGGAAATACAAAGGCAAGGATGCAGAGTTCAGAACGGCTGAAACTGAACTGCTAACAGCTATTCAGGAAGGCCGATACACTTAGTCATTCATTTCTTAGGAGAATAGTATTATGGCTTTTCCACAACAAGCAGGTACCCCCGACTATACGAGAGCGGGGACCTCTAAATTTATCCCGGAACTTTGGGCTAGTAAACTGATCCAGAATCTATATGCATCAACCGTGTTCGGTGAAATTGCAAATACCGACTATGATGGCATTATTAGCAAGTTTGGTGATGTTGTTCAAATCCGTACAACCCCGGAAATTACCATTCGTACGTATGCCAAGGGTCAAAACTTGGTTAACGAACGTCCGGAAAAGGCTTCATTAACTCTCAACATCGACCAAGGCGATTATTTTGCCTGTATCGAGGATGATGTTGATAGAATACAAGCCGATATCGAGTTGCTAGATACATGGTCTAAAGATGCTTCTACTCGCATGAAGCTGAAAATGGACCGTACGTTGCTTGATTCAGTCGCAACTGGTGGGCAATCTGCGAATCTTTCAGCCCTTAACATCGGTAATACTGCCGGTGCTATATCAGCTAACATCGCACTTGGCGCAACAGGTACTCCAGTAGCCGTGACCAAAGTCAACATCCTTGATTACATCGTTAACCTCGGTGTGGTGTTGGATGAGTCAAATACTCCTGAAGATGGGCGTTGGTTGGTTATGCCTGCATGGGCATGCGGTATGATTAAGAAGTCCGATCTTAAAGATGCATCACTATCGGGCGATGGGTCTTCGATCCTTCGCAACGGGCGCATCGGTATGATTGATCGCTTCACAATCTACATGAGCAACCAGATCACCCGGACAACGGAAGGCGCTAATACCGCATTTCATATGTTCGCTGGTCACAAGATGGGGTTAACCTTTGCTACACAGATGACCGAAATGGAAACTCTACGTAGCGAAACCACATTCGGTAATGTTATCCGGGGCTTGCAAGTTTATGGCTTCCAGATTACTAAGTCCGACGTTCTAACCCGCTTGTACGGTTATCAAGCTTAATTCTTAGGAGATTTTATTATGACAGCACGTACGATTGCTCAATACAGAGCGGTAGGTATCCAGCCTGCAGCGTCATCGCAGCATGGACTACCAGGCCCCTTTATGTTGGAGTATATACTGGACGGTAGCGCGATTGTTACCGCCGCTACGGATACCGTTGAAATCTATACGGTTCCGGCATACTCTGGGGTTCTTATCCACGCGGGTTCATTACAGACAGATATTGCAGGCACAGCATCCGGAACTTTGGACATTCAGTTGAACACCACTGATGTCACTGGTCTAACTGCATGGGCCACTGATGCAACTGCCGGTACCCAACTGGTAAAGATTGCTACTGCAGCGAATACATTAGTTGCTACTACTACTGATCTAACCATCAAAGTCCAGATTAATACCTCTGGCCTAGGTTCAGGTAAGTACCGTATTCGGTTGTGGGGCGTGTCCTTCGACGCATAATTACCATCTCCCACCCTTCGGGGTGGGAATTTAACTCGGAGGTAACATGCCGCAATTTATGAAAAACCGCACCGGAGTGGTAGCTTACCGGAACGATAAATTACTAAATGATGAGTCTTTAGGTTTTGTACCTTGTGATATCAACGGGGCCGATCTAAAAGTAAAGTCAGATGAAGTAGAAGTACCAACACTTACACCAATATCGAAACAGGAAATATCAAAAAAAGGTAAGAAAAGGAGCATGTAATGACGCCCCAAAATGTCATAGATGACGTTAGGGTGCTTATTAATGATGTAGATGCAACAACTAGGTATTCAGATGCAGACTTATTAAAGTTTGTTAATGAGTCCTTAAAGAGAATTGCGCATCTTCGACCTGACTTATTCTCGGCTTTCGCAGATATGGCTTGTGTAGTATCTACCGTCGTGCAGTCAGCGCCGTCGGATAGTCTACGCCTAATGGAAGTGTTCCAGGTAGTAGGTGGAAACGCCCCATACGAGAGTGACAGAATAACCATGGACTTACATTCCCCCGGGTGGAGAGCCTCTGCCGAAGGAGCATGTACTACGTGGATGCGGCACCCCAGGTCACCAAATAAATTTTTCATATACCCACCTTGCCCAGCAGCAGGGCAATCACTATCTATAGAGTACGCCAAGGTTCCTTCGGATTACGCCATTGGGGATACCATAGCGGAGTTACACGATTCCTATAAGACCGTAGTTGTTGATTTCGTAGTGTTTTTAGCCCAGTCTATAGATGATAAGCACATATCTACAGGGAGAGCAAAATTATTCTACGACGCCGGTAGCCAAGCACTAGGATTAAGCGCCCAAGCTCGAACAGTTACGGATACTGAGTCCGCGGGGGTTGGGGCTACTACACAAAAAGGATGACAAAATGCCACCTAAGAACAAATACTTAACAGGTAAACCTAAAGTACCACATAAACCTAAACAAGTGTACCGTGAGCAGGTTATGATAGGGGTAGACGTAGACGGTGGATCAGCCCCTCCACCACGTTCTCAGGCGTACCACGAGCAGGTAGAGATTGGTATGGATGTAGATGGTGGGATATTAAACGAAAGAAAAAAAGGTAAATAATGGCAACTACCCTGTACTCTGATTTTGCCGCGAGTATACTCCCTGCAGTACCTGGGGTACCGCCACCTCTTGTTAATACGGCGGTGAGACAGGCTGCTATTACGTTTTGTAGAGAGTCTGGGGCGTGGCTAGAGACTCTCGTGGCTATTGATTCTGTAGCGCTAACGGATACCTATACCCTAACATCAGCTAATGCTAACGGGGTAGTACGT